CCATACGCCACGGAAGTGTTGTCGATGTTGGTGTAGTTGACGCCTCCATCTATGGACTTCATGAACGCAGCACCGGGCCAGCCGCTTGCCGACCGCCCTGCCACCGCAGCGTAGAACCCATTGGTAAAATCGCCATCCGAGATCAGCGGTATGTCTAACAGTAGCAAGTCCGTATGGTTTGGTATAGGCGTAGGTTGCGGCACGAATCCAATCGGCGCTACCGCAGCGGGCGCGTTGACGAATACGTTAACCACGGTGCCGAGCGCGTCGAATTCCAGATGCGTGTAGCCAACCTCCGTCTTGTCAGTCAGCCTCATCGACCTGCCGCGTACACTGATAACGTCGGTTGGTTCCAGATGCGACCACTTGCGCGGCAACTGTAGGTGGAACCTGTCGCGCTCTATCCACGCGTTGAACAGCAGCACCTCGGCCGCGCGCAACGCCTCGTCGTCCATCAGCACGACAGGCATGGCTACCGTCACATCCAACTCCGACGACGTAACCTCACGCTGCCGTAGCTGGTGCCCGTCCTGATAGTCCATGCCGATATTGATGTACACCGCGTCTATCTGTCGTGGAAGATCAGCCTCTAGCGCGTGCGAAGTCTCCAGCAGTTCCACAGGGTCGTCGCCCGCAGGACGCGCGCCAAGATCAGCGTCGGGAATCTCCGCATCGATGATGCCGGTCCACTTGCGGAACTTCACCGTCTGGTTAGACTCAACTGCGCCGAACTGATAGACTGGGCGCAGCACGTCGATTGCGGCACGCCCGTTCATCCTTGACCCGAGCACATAGCCCTTTACCACATCGGTAAGTTCTGACACGTTGTATTGCGCTGTGGTGTAACGGCAGCGGTCCGAGACATCGGCTACGATTTCTCCCAACGTAATCCCGCCGCCGCCCAGCTTGATGATGCCGCCTCGCGTCGCAGCGAATCCATTGCCGATGTAGATCAACTGCGTTCCATACTGAAACGCCGGAGGGCTGTCGCCGTTCGACACGGGCAACGGATCGATTTCGTCCACGAACGTCATAGTGTGGTCAGCGTTCAGCCGCCACAGCACATACTGCGGATTAAGGTTGTAGTGCCCCGAGTTGTTATGCGAGATGTAGTACCCGCGATAGACCACCATAGACGAGAAGCCGGGCACCCCAAACGTATAGCCAAACACATCTCCTACCAACTCCGTATTCAGACGCGCCTCGATCAGATTCAAGTCGGCGTCGAACTTGAGCAACTTTATGCCCCACCCTCCGAGCACACTAGGATCTGGACCCGCGCCACCAAAGTAACTTACGCGACAGTACAGGTAGCCGTCATCGCCAATATTAAGATCGCCTCCACCCGCTACTGCGCTGTCGTGGGTGTAGTCGCTGAGATCGAATGATGCGTCGTAATCCTTGGTGTAACATTCGCCACCCGGCGCAGGCCAACGTCTGAGTATCGGGAACCCTATCCCTCCCGCAATTGCATACACGTTGTCGGCCCAGTATATCGGCCCTGACGAAATTCCTAGATTGACAGTAGCCCCATCCGCGTATGAACACAGGTCCGGCGGAGTGTACGTCTGCACCCCGTCCTTCAGCCATTGAAATGTGTTGACGTAGATGGTGACAGAATTGCAAACAAGTTGAACTTGTCCTGACGTGTACGCGATGCCGTTGTTGATGGTGCCGTACAAGTCCCACCCGTTGATGTTGTACGGGACAGCAGTATTCGTTTCCGCCACCGACGAAAGCAGATTGCCGAACAAGTCAAACGTGCGACTGGTGTACGAGTATTCGAAATCGCCGGGGAATCCAACACCAACATAGTCCTGACCGCCGCGATAGCGGTGCATCGTTATCTGCCCCGACACCGACGAGTCCACACCATTCAACAGGTACGGGTAACTATAAACTGATTGATCTTCTGGAAAGCTAAAATCGACCGGCCACTCGGCGTAGACCTCAAGACCTATTTTGCCATTGCATACGACTTCAAACGTCAGGTTTGGAATCCGGTTCCCGAACTCAGCCAGCGCCCAATCGGTGAACACAACGTAAGCGGTGCCACGATAGGCTGGCACGTTGCCAACGCCCTCCTCTGCTTCCATTGTCGGGTCCGGCAACTGACCTTCATCTCCGTAGTAGATCGTCATAGGCAACGTGTCGCCGGGCGAGCCCTCGCCGAAGATCAAGCGGTTGTCTGCCCAGACACGCAAGATTCCGACGATAGGGCGCTCTACCAGCGTGCCCGCGCCGCCAATCGCGCTCGTCTGCAACAGTTGAATGGCACACGATACCGTGTAGGTGTAGGTCGTGATCTTCGGCCCGCCTTTGCCGCCTGACTTCTCCTTATGCTCCACAAGGTCAGTCGACCAGATAACAGTGCCCGCAATTCGGATCGTACCGTACCCGATGGGGATCGGTGCGCCGTAACTGTTGCCCTGCACTCGCAGGTCTGACAGGCGCGGGCCACTCTGCCCTTTGGCAAACAACGCCCCGCCCAATGCCGCGCCCACTGACCAGCCGATGCTCGTCCCCAACGGCCCGAAGAACGAACCGATTGCGGCACCAGCAACGCCTAGCGCAAGACTAGCCATCCAGCTCTCTGAATTTCCACGCGCCCACTATCCGCGACTTCCACACCGCGTCGATTCTGTTCTCCACAACCTTGCGCGCCTGCGCGTAGGCGTGGAGCATGTAGTCAGGGTCGCGTTGCGATAACAGCCCGAAGTGCTGCGGCTCGCTTTTGAACCTCATCAACAGAATGTCGCCGGGTACTGCGTCGCTCAACGCAATGGGGTCGAGGTATCTGAAGCAGACCCGCAACAGCATCGTGCTATTCGGTTCGCGCCCGTAACCCTCAGTGTCCATGTCCCTGAAGAACCGAGTAGCGTCGTCCAGCCCGACAGCGAGCGCGACCCCCGCCACAAACCCGATGCAATCGCACCCCACGCCCTTGCTCCGGGCCTGATGCTGCCAGCGCGTACCGAGCCAGCTACGCGCTTCTGCAAGCACCGCAGCGCGGTTCATGTGTGCCTTCCTACTTGGATGATCTTGTCTATGCCCGGCAGGTATGGCTCACCCCTGAAGTTGACGATGTTGTTGAACCTGTCTCTGCAGGTCGTCATCGACTTGTCGCACCCGGCGCTGATGGTGAACGTGTCAATGGGCGAACCGTCCGAGATTGCGTAGGGCATGGGCAGCGCGAGCGTGACTTGTCCCGGCACATAGGACTTGACCTCCATCGACAGCCCCGCGTTCAGGCCGGTCAACCAAGTCACGATGCCGAATTGGTAATACCCCGACCCGCCGCCCAACGGCGTGACGGTGCCGCCCGAAGTGTAGGGCGGATAGTCGCCGGTATCCGAAGTGTCAATGCGCAACTCAAACGTGGTCGCGGTAGGGTTGCGCGCAATGGTGACAGTGTTGATAACCTCCATGCCCAGCACGCCCGATATCGTGACCGCTTGCCCCTCGACCAAATGCAGGCTGTCATTCGCCAGCGTCACCACGCCGGGGTTCGCGTTTGACACTCCGGTAATTGCCACGCCGGTACTCGGCCCCGCCGCAGTCAACGCGGCCGAGTAAAACGTCTGGTTGTCTGCGTTCACGCTGTCCACCGACGCGCCCGCAGTGAACGGCGGAGAATCGTTCACCAGATCAACCTTGCACCGAACGTCGCCAAGATTGGCGCGGCACATGGGCGACGTAAGTTCCACCAGCGTGCGCGTGTACAACTGCATGAGTCCACGCAGTTCAGCTTTGAACGTCGTCCTGCCTGTCGTGACTTCACCCAACCAGCCGACGCGCTGATACAGCGGCCCCATGGTCAGGTCGTTCCAGTTCACTTGAAAGATGTAGATGCGCGCGAAGTCCCACAGGCCCGCCCGCAGATCGGCGTCGGTAATCGCTGGCGACACCAGCACGCCATGCGCGTCGGTGTTGTCTACGTTGAGCGCATCACTGGTCGCAATGCTGCTGGCGTTGAACCCGCTGCCCGCCAAGTATGTTCCGTGCAGCACCGTATCGGCACCGGACCAGCCCGACACGACGAGGTTGGCGTCGTGATCGGTGAAGCCGTAGGTGCTACCGTTCTCCAGCACCGCGCGCCAGCACGTCGCCATCGTCTGCGACGGCAGCGCAAGGTGCAGTTTTAATGCTGTCGAGACTTGTTTCATCTTTGCAATGCGCGCTTTATCGGCCATTCGTCACGAAATAGCCGTTGCCAAAGAAAATTGCTTACCGCAATCACGCTCTCTCGGCGCAGACATCCACACGATTGCGTTGTGCCTCGACGTAGCATGCGAGCTTCTGCAATCGTTTCGGTCCCGCATTTGCATACGCAAAGCCAAGTCGCGGCATTGCGATTGCGACCATGACGATGCAAGACCGTTAAGCGTCCAAAGACTGCGCCCGTGATATTCGGAGCGCGGACACCTGTCATAGTCGAACCTCGACCAACGAGATAGATTGCCAGCCTTGAATCAAGCCCGCAGCGTTCGACTTGTTGATGATCTGCGCCTGCATCATGTCAGTGTCAAATCTCACCGGCACATCGAAGTCGCCGTACCACGCGGTAGGCGTGCCGCTCGACACTGTGACCACGCCGGTCGTGTAATTCACGCTGACGCCCGACCCGCCGACCACAGTGATTGTGGACACTGGCTTGATGATCTTTCGTTGGTAGCTTAACGCGCCTGCCGGATAGGTCTTGTACATCTGGAACGTGGTCGCGGTAAGCATACTGAAGATGCCCTGCGTAACCGTCGCGCTGTAGTCACTCCAATCCTTGAACCGGAACGAGTTGGCGCGACCCTTAACCGCCATGTAGAAGTCGAGCAGTTCCGCGAACAACTCAGGGCGCCGCGCATCGTGCGATACCTCATACCTCGCTCGCGCCTGCGACCAATTCTGGTTCGTGTATTCGTAGCCAGAATCCAGCATCGCGATTTCAGTCTGCCACGTCGGCCCACCGGTAGCACCGAAGGAAATCTTTTCAGGGAAGCGCGGGATTTCTAGGAAGGCCATGCGTCACCCATTGCGGTTGATGGCACGTTGTACCGCCGCGCCCGACTTCAATGCGATCTGATCGGCAGTGGAACGCGACACGTTACCCGGCACGCTGATGCTGATATTCACATCGCCCGAACGCCGAGCGCGCCGCGCTTCCAGTTCGTGGTTCGGAACGATGTTGCCCGCTGCTCGCGGCTGGAACAGTTCTGGCCCCCGCTCGCCCACAAGGTACGACTGACCAGCTGAAACCGGACCGCCAATCGCGCGCCCAAATTGGAATGTTTCGCCACCCCCGAACAGCGACGAGATAAGACTTCCGATGCCGCCCGACCCTGAACCGCCGCCCCTGCTCGCCCCACCAAACAGACTCGCGAGGAACCCACTGGCCCCGCTCGCCGGACCCGCTTGCCCGAAGATGGACTCCGCAATGTTCTGCGACGCGATGCGGCTGATGCTGGCGATGATCTGTTTCTCCATATCCTTGAATGCTTCCTTCACGGACTTGGTGCCCGTCACCACATCTGTCAGTGCATTGGCGAACGTGTCCTCAAACGTCTTACGGAACGAGTCCTCAAGTTCGTAGGCAGATTGCGCCAGCGTTTCGATCTCCAACCGCATCCGCTCCAGCCCGGCGATAGCAGCGTCCTGTTCCGGCCCCGGTACCATGCGCGCGATAGCGGCTGCGGCCTCATCTGCTTTTGCCGACAACTGCGTGACAAACTTCTGCGTAACCTCGGACCGCTTGTTGATGGCGTCGATTGTTGTGCTGGCGCCCGACCTCACGGCGAGATCGATGCGCGCCTGCTCGTTGCCTAACTTGGCTTGGATCAGTCCGTATTCGCGCGACGCCTTGCCTAGCGCGACGTTAGCCAGTTCCTGTTTCTTCAGGGAGTCGAGTTGCGCCTGCCCTTCGGTGTTCCCTTCGCGTCTGAATATTGCACTGGTGCTTCTGTTCTGTTTGTCAAAGCGAATTGCCGCAGCGCCCTCCAAGTCGCCCGCCAGTTCAAGCACCTTCGCCTTCGTCTCATCCAGAATATCGGTGTACGCCAACGCCTCCTTGTTCAGCGCCCGCTGCGCATCAAAGGCCGCGACCTCGCCCGCGCGTATGGCCTCGTTGCGTTTGTCGATCAGCGCCAGCACCTTCTCGTCCGCAGCCGCCTTCTCGTCAGTCTTCAAGCCGGGGCGATTGGCAAACGTCTGCGCCGCGTCAATCTGCGCCTGCTGCGCCGCGAGTATCTTGGCTTGGGACTCATCAAGCAGGCGCTGCTTCTCCGCGAAGTAGTCGCGGTAGTTGATCAGATCGTCCTCGTATGACGCTTGCAGAAAGTGAACGCGCTCCTTCTGTAGTTGTTCCTCCATCCGGATCGCCCGGTCCTGCGCTTTCAACTCTACGTCCAGCAGCCGCTTCGCTTCCTGCGTTGCTTTGTCTACGCCGCCCTTATCCTTTTTCTGCGCGCCTTCGAAGTCAAGTTTCTTACCCGGCGGCTTGAACCCGCGATCGTCCTGTCTACGCAATGCTTCAACTTCCCGCTGGTTCGTGAATGCGGTATTCAGCTTTGACGAGAACAGTGGCCGCTCAAGCAACGCCGACATATCGGCTTGCCATTCCTTGCCGATACGGTACACCTCACCAAACTGGAACTTAGCGGCAGCAGCAACTTGTGCCATGCCTGCTCCAGCAGTAAGCCCGACTCCTTGGAACGCCCGGATAAGCCCGTCAACCGCATCCACTACAAACGCAATGCTTCGTGCCGCATCCTCCGCCCACGATCTAATCGCCGCGTTTTTAACAAGATCGCTGGTAGCTTTGTCGATGCCAAGTATCTGGTTGATGGTCTCCTTGCCTGCGGTAATGAACCCCGTGATGGCAGGAAGCGCCTCTACAGCGAGCGCCTGCGCGTACAGGTTGATCTGCGCCGAGACTCTTTTTTGTGCATCCGCAAACTCGTCCGCTTTCTCAATCTGCGCCTGCGTCAGTATTACGTTACCCTTGCCGCTCTGCTCAAGCTCCTTGAAGAAAGGCAGAAGATTGGCACCGGCTTTCCCGAACAGCGCCATGGCTACCGCGCTTTTCTGTGCCCCGTCCTCAAACCCACCAAGCGCCTTGGCTACGGCCTCCATCTGCGCCGCAGGGTCTAACGTCTTGAACTCCGCTATCGGAATGCCCAGCGCCGACAACGCCGCTCCAGCCGCCTTTGAATCATCATCCACGCCGGTCAAATTCTTGGCGAGCTTATTCATGGCTGCGGCGACATCATCTACAGTGGTGCCGGCAACCTTCGCAGCAACAGAGAATTGCGCAAGAGTCTCCGCGCTGGCCCCCGTTTTCTCCTCGATGTCCTTGAAACTAGCAGCCTGATCAACAAGGTGGTTGATGGCTAACGCCGCGCCCAAAATCGCGCCTTCAAGAATTACGAAATTGGCTGCGGCAAACTTTGCGGCAGAGGCTATCTGCTTATCTAGCTGCGCTGCAAACTTCTTGGCCTGCTGCTCCGACTTGGTCAGCCCGGTGAAGAACTCCGCCGCGTCGAGTCCGAGCGTGACAACCAACCCACCAAGGCTACTGGCCATTACTGCTCCTTCCTTCGCGGGTTGTAGCCGAACGCCTTACGCGCCGCCTCAAGATCGACTACCTCGGCCACTTCCTCCTGCCGCAGTTCAATCAGGTAATCTTGCAGCCCGACATCCTTCGCCCCGCCCATCGTGATCGCAATCAACTGTGCAATCTGCGCCATGTAATACTCCACGCGCCGCGTGGGCAGCAGTCGGCTGCGGGCATACTTCTGCCAGCGTTGGAACTCGCGCTCGGTCATCGTGCGCGCGAGCAGTTCCGCTGGCTGTCCCAATTCAAGCGCCAAGTCCATGAGGAACTCCTGACGCCCTGTCAGTTTCCCGCTTCGTCATCCGGGTCGGATAGCACCTGCCGCAATAGCTTCCACGGCTGCGAGGCAAGCAACTGCACATCGCCCGCGTTGTCGGGATCAAACAATCGCTTGCCCGCCTCGTCGCACAGCACGCGCGCTGCCGCGCGGGCAAGGCGATTCTTGTCCTTCTTGTCGGTCGTGTCGTCGGTCTGCGCCTCGACCTCGGCGACGGTCAGGGCGCGAACGTATACCGCGCCCCAAACCGGAACCTCAACCTTGCGAGGTTTCTCAATCGCCGTTTGCTGCATTGCTGTTATGAGTTGGTCGCGGTTCATGGTTAGTAGTCGTACCTGTTGCCCGTGTTACGGATGGTCGCGCTCGCCGTGTACAGCCCGCCGACCGCCGCCGTTTCCGACTCCTGCTGCACGAAGCCGAGTTGAACCATGTTGCCACCCGCGTTCGGCAGTACGACCTGCACCGCCATCTTCTCGCCGCTGAGGTAGAAGTCGTGCAGCGCGCCTTGCACTGCCGTCAGCGGGGCAAAGTTGAAATCGATCTGCGTCGTGCCGAAGTCAGGCAAGCCGATTTCGTATTCCTGCGCCGTGGAGCAGATTGTCGTGGCCGCGATCTCCGGCGACGTACCGCCCTGCCGGTTGTAGTTCGTCAGTTCGCAGAGGTTGCTGAAAGCGCCTTTGTCCATCAGCCCGCCGCTCGTGTACGTTCCGTACCCGGTAGAGTCGGTGTCCACCAACTGGAACGTGCCCGACGTCAACTGGTTCACGACGAACACGCCGTTATTGACTTCGGTCATCCCGGCCACGCCCGTGATCTTGACGACATCGCCATCGACCAGACCGTGCGCGGTAATAGACACCACCGCCGGGTTCGCTTTCGTGATTGCCGTGATTGCTTTGGAAGGGCTTTCCGCATCGTAGCCGGTAAGCACCTTGATGTTGGAACCGTGGAACTTGTAGCGAAGACCACCTGCCATGATGTTGCTCCTTCAAAGTCGCCCTTGCGGGCATTGCTAAAGACGCGAAGCAGTTGCGGCGAGTTGCCGTCAGCTTCGTGCCGCCTACTACGGTGAACCCATGTCACTTGAACCGTGGATCAGGTATTGCAAAATCTCACGGTACGTTTTAGTTTCCTCGTCGTACTCGCCAGTGCTGATCTGCAAAACAGCAGGCGGATCGAATACCGCCATCTGCGCCATCACTTGCAACCGCAAGGTGCGGACTGAGGCATAATCCCTTGCCACTACGTCAAGCTGCACGCGCGCCTCAGCCGTGGAGTCGTCACCATCGCCGCAGATGTCCACGATTGGATTCGTGTCGATGCTGTAGCGGATAGCGGGCCACGTCGGGATCGCTGGCGGCTGCGGGAATACTTCCGGCGCGACACGATTGCCAACCAGCGTCTTTAGCGCCGAGAACAGATTGTTTTCCAGAAGCATTATGGCTTCCCTTTTGTTCTGGCCTTCGTAAACTTACGAGTTGCAGCAGCCATGCCATCCTTTAATACCTTACGCATTACCTCAGGCGATCCCGCCTTCTTCTGGTCAAACGCCGGAACAAGGAACGGTTTTGCAGCCA